GTAATTCATATGAATGGTGATATTTTCAAATTATTTTCATCGGTCACATCAGGCAACAGTCTCACAACTATTATTAATTGTATCTGCAATTCCATATTACATAGGTTGTGTTACTTTGGATTAGCACAGCGATTCGGTATTAAAGTACCACCATTCAAAGTTGTATGTAGTTTACTAACTTATGGTGATGATTGTGCGGATTCTGTGAGACCGGGTTTCGATTGGTTTGGGCACACGAACAGGCAGATCTTTTTCCATGATTTTGGCATAGTATACACCATGGCTGAGAAAGATCAGGAGTCAAAGCCTTTTATAACTCTAAATGAATTAAGCTTCTTGAAACGTAGGCCTAAGTACAACCCCGATACCCAACTGATGATGGCACCGTTGGATGAAAATTCCATTTTTAAGAGCCTGCAATACCTCACACGTAGTATTCTCACGCCAGAAGAAAGTGTAGGAGTGAACGCTGATAATGCGCTTGCTGCATGGTTCCAACATGGTCGACAGGTGTACGAAGCCAGATCGAGATTGCTGAGAGAAGTTCTCATAAAACATGATTTGTATCATTTCTCGAAGTGGGCAGACAGGACGTATGATGATTTTTTGAAAGAGTGGAAGAGCAAGTATCAAGAAGGGATGCCTGCCATCTGCCTGGAGCACCCTGGGCGTAAAACACAAGAGTGCTGCGATGGTATTGATTACGACGCGCTGTTAGCCACGAAGTTAGGCAACATGCTCGGCGCTTATCGTTGTGAAGCGGTCTCGCCGGTCGAGACACCCCTATTTAGGGGAGGTGATGCTGACCAGAATACTTCTAGCATATTCCAAGCTGGTACATGCTTGGAACCATGTGAATGTAATAATTTGTATCCAAAACACACAAAAGACAAACATCGTATGATGAGCCCCGTCCCTGAAATGGACGGAATAGAAAGGGCTCAGTTAGTTGGTGACATTAATCTTAAAAAGTCACACACCAAGATGGCAAAGCAACAATCCCAAAGATCATTGTTTAAGCCATTATCCAAACAAGACATTGATATGATTTTATTAGACGATGTCGACCAGAGTGGTCCTGATTTCAGCGATATTACAGTACCACAGGAGATCCGCAAGCCCACACTAGATGAGATAAATGCCATGTATGCACAGTGGGTTAGGGATAATCAAAACGCAACGCCGGTGCGTCATAAACCGGGCAATTTGGTGAAGGATGATCGTGCACAGTTTGAACCTCCCAAATTCGTTTTTGAAAGAGATGATACCGATTATGTTTTCCAAGCTGGTACATCTACGATGATGCCTTCCACAAGTGGTACAACCACTAGTGGGACGATGACATTTAGTGACACGGATGCGAACGTGATAAATGAGGTACGTGGCGAGATGGATGATACGCGATATTTGGCAGCAAATGCGGCGGATGGATTAAGCAGTTTCTTTGCGAGACCGCTACTCATTCAGACCATTTCAGTGGCAGTTGGTGCAACGACTTACGTTGAATTTAATCCATGGAAGAGGTTTATAGATAACAAGCGGGTCATTAATAGGTTGACGAATTACAACAATATGCGAGGAAACATGCATGTTAAGTTCCTTATAAATGGCAATGGTTTCTATTATGGTAAATTGATAGCATCTTATCTCCCACTGAAGGGGAGTGATGGATTAGAACATTCCCACGCGACGGCTTCACCCGCCAATATATGTTTAGCTACTCAAAGGCCTCACATCTTTTTGGATCCATGTATGAGCACAGCAGGTCAATTGGATTTACCCTTCTTCTTTTGGAAGGATGCCATGAATATTCCTGCTGCTGACTGGGATCAAATGGGACAGATATTCGTAGAGTCAATCAATCCTCTTCGAAATGCGAACGGATCAACATCAGATATTACTATCACTGTTTTTGCGTGGATGTCTGAGGTCGTACTAGATAGTCCTACTTTGACTCCTGCACCGAACCTGATAGCGCAAGCGGGAGAGTACAAGGAGAGTGATATAATTTCGCGCCCGGCGACAGTACTTTCTAACGCAGCGACAGCAATATCACCCATGTTAGGATCTCTAGCACCGTATGCCATGGCCGTTGCAAACAGTGCCGGCATGGTGGCAAGCATGGCCAAATCATTCGGCTATAGTAGGCCAACCAGCGTGGAACAACCAATGAAGATGACACCGAGACACATATGCAACCTTGCGAATTACGACGTCATGGACACGGGTACCAAGTTGTCTCTTGACTCCAAGAATGAGGTAACAGTTGACACGAGAGTAATGGGATTGGCAGGGCGCGATGAGACTTCTTTTACGTATTTGGCATCCATAAGTAACTATTTAAGGAGCACTCAATGGAATTCAACGCAGCTCACCGGCACCAAATTAACGACTATTCGAGCGTGGCCATGTCATAGAATTGCACATGGCACTTTGGTTGCTTCAGCTTACCCTT